TGAGGTAGATGAAGTACTAACAGAACTTGTACAGATAGCACAGGAGAATGGTGAGTATGACTGAAGAACAGCACAAAAGGGTTAATGAGTTGGCGCTTGAGGTGTACCAACTTTTCCTAGAGAAGTACCCTGAAGATATGGTACACGAAGGAGAAGAAGTTGGGCTTGTAGGTACCGCTTACGGGTACATGCTTATCCTAGCTACTCTGGGGTATAAACCTGATGAGATGGGCCAAGACGCTGTAGAGGGTGTGAAGAAAATTATGGAGTTGGTGGAAAATGACTGAAGAAACTGTAGGTATCATTGGTGTAGAGGAAGTAGAAGAGCATGAGGATGGTTCAGCTACCTATAATTTCCACTTTGATGAAGATACTAAAAGCCAATTAGTAAAGCTAGGTATTGAGTTTGCCGTCTATTGTGCTGCTTATGGTTGGGATATTCAAGATGCACTGGATAGCTTGAAACGAGAGGGTAATACGGGTGACTGACCAAGAAATGTTGAAGATGTGCCAGACACTCGCACGGAAGTACAAGAAGCCTCAAGAGTATAATGACCTAGTATCTGAAGGTCTTGTAGCTTGCTATGAGTGTAAAGCTGAAGGTAAAGGCCACAAGAAGGACTACGTAGGTGCTGCACGAAGGGCTATGAATGACTACATGAACATTGGGTCAAAGGCTGTTAGTATCCCTAACACATGGGCAGCACGGACAGTCTCACACGCACTAGCTACAGGAGAAGACTTGGACAAACTAGAGGGTGTGAAGGATGGTACACTGCGTAGCCTGTATGACGCTATGAGCAATGACTACGAGGACATCACTGAGATTGAGGTTGCTGTACCAGATCATGCTCAGGAGTATGAGGATAAGGACTATGCTGCATACGTTATGAGTGTTGCGGTAACGACACTATCGGAGAAAGAGATGGCTATCCTGAAGGCTCGGTTTTTTGAGGATAAGTCTCAAGAAGACCTAGCTGATGAGTATGAAGTGTCTCAACAGACTATATCTAGGTGGGAGGACGAGATGATGAAGAAACTACGTAACAATTTGTGAAGTGTGAAGCCTCGGAAAATGAACTTATATAACTATACCCCCTCTAAGAAAGACTCGTAAGAATTAATCTTAAGAATTATCTCTTAGTATTAATAATCATACTAAGATTAGAATCTTAAGTATTAATCTTAAGAAGGAGACTGAAGAATGGATGAAGAACAGACTAAGACAGTGAATGTGGTAGCTACAGAGGTCTTTAGGGAGTTGCTTGAGAAGCATAAGGATGAACTACCTACAAAGCATGAAGAAGTGTCTCTTATGGGTAGTTGTTATGGTTACATGCTGTTCTTAGAGCTTCTTGGCTATAACATGTCCGCTGTAGGTAAGGATGCTAGTGGTGGTGTAGCTAAACTTAGGGAGATGATTTCTGTAGAAGACGAACTACCAGATGACATCTATGAATCAGACTCACTAGGATTTACACCACATGACTGAAGATACAGTAGGAATTATCGGAGTTGAGGAGGTAGTTGAGCATGAGGATGGCTCTGCTACGTATACCTTCCACTTTGAAGATGAGACAAGGGATAAGATTGCAGAGATAGGGCTTGAGTTTATCTTGTACTGTGCTATCTACAAGTGGGACATACAGGATGCCCTAGAATCACTTAAGAAGGATACTGACATTAGTGACTGAGGTAATACATAAGCCTTGCCCATTCGTCTCGTGTGGCTCTTCCGATGCCTTCGCTTACAATGTCGAGAAGATGACTGGTAAGTGTCACTCATGCCATCGTGGCTACCCAAACCGTGACGAGAAGTATGACTGGGCTGAGGAAGAGTACCCTACGAGGGGCTTCACACCAAAAGCAATAGAAGAGGAACTGCCAGTGTTTGATGATGTAGTTGATAAGAAGGAGAGTGGTAAGTTTGTAGCTTCTCGTGGTATCACCAGTAACGTGATGGAGTTCTATGGCGTTAAGACCTACGGAGAGGGTCGTCAGGAGTATCCCTATCCTAGTGGTGGCATTAAGGTACGTAAGTTCCCTAAAGAGTTCTACGCTAAGAATGGGTTTCGTGGTAATGAACTGTTTGGTATGAACCTATTTCCTGCTGGTAGTAGTAAGATGGTTACTGTGGTGGAGGGTGAGGTTGATGCTATGTCTGCCTTCCAGATGCTGTCTCAGGGTAGTTCCTACAAGAACCCTGTGGTGTCCCTACCATCAGCTACACCAAGCGGTAAACTCTGGGAGAAGACTAGGGGCTGGTTGGAGAGCTTTGATAAGATCATCCTGAGTGTGGATAATGATGAGCCGGGGCGTAGGGTGGCGGAGATCATGTTCGATCTGTTCCCCGGTAAAGTCCACATGATGAACCATGGTCAGTATAAGGATGCTAATGACTTCCTGATGGCTGGTAAGGAGCGTGAGTATAAGTCTGCATGGTGGGCAGCTAAGAAATACTCTCCTGCGGGCTTCACAAGCGGCGCTGAGGACTGGCTTAAGGCTGTTAGGGATGAGACCCCCTATGAGTACACACCTACGCCTGTAGAGGCTCTGAACAAGGTTATGAGGGGTTGGATCAAGGGTGGTATCACAGTGGTTAAGGCACCACCGGGAGTTGGTAAGACTAGCCTCTTCCGTTATGTCCAGCACGATCTTGTACGTAACAAGGGTAAGGTAGTAGCTAACCTAGCTATGGAGGAGATGAAGAGCACAACAGCGCGAGGTATGGCTACGTATGAGTTGGGCTACAATGTAAACACTGAGGAAGACCAGAAGTCCAATGGTATTACTGATGATGAGTTTGAGAAAGCCTTGCTGGATGTAGTTGGTGAAGAGAAGTTTGTGTCTTTTGACATTGACCCACATGACCCGCTAGAGAGTACACTGAAGCAATGTAAACACGCTATCACTATCTATGGTGCTGACTACATTTTCATTGACCACCTACAGCGTTTGGCTTATCTGAGTGGTGTGGATGGTGCTACAAGTGCTCTTACTGAGTTGGGTGTTAAGCTTGTGGAATTATCTAAGCGTAGGAATGTCGGGATCATCTGTATCTCTCATGTTAATAATGACGGCCATACAAAATATGCTAAGTCTGTTGAAGAAGAAGCTATCGTATTGCTGGAGCTACAACGTGATAAGCTGGCTGAAGATGCAGAAGAGAAGAACACAACACACCTGACCGTGACTAAGAACCGACCCTTTGCTACCACTGGACCTGCTGGTATGCTACGTTATGATGTAGAGACTACAATGGTTCAAGAGTACACTGGACCTGCTGAACCTGAGACACCTAAAGACAGAGAGGATGTGCCGTTTTGAACATATTAGTCGTAGACAGTGAAAGCGATGGTCTAGCCTATGACTGCACTAAGTTACACGTCCTGAGTTACACAAGGGATGGGGAGACCTACCATAGTACGGGTGACTATGATGACATGAGGGTAGTTCTTGATAGTGCTGATCTTATCGTGGCCCATAATGCTATCAGACATGACATGGTAGTATTCAATCGTATCTTGGGTGTTCCTATGGACTTCCGTAAGTGGATAGATACTCTGGCTTTGTCTTGGTATTTGTATCCAGATCGACAGAAGCATGGCCTAGCAGAGTGGGGTCTTGATCTTGGTGTAGCTAAACCGAAGGTAGATGACTGGCAGAACCTTAGCTTTGAGGAGTATGCACACAGATGTGAAGAGGATACTAAGATCAACTGGTTGCTGTGGAAGAAGATGGAACGGAGGTTGAAAGAGATTTATGAATGACAACACACTCAGGTTCATCAACTACCTTGGCTTCAAGATGGATTGTCTTAGGGAGCAAGAGGCTAACCCCTTAACCTTAGATGTAGCTAAGTGTGAGGACTACCTAAACCAACTGGAGACCATGAAGGAGGAGAAGGTAGAGGCTCTTAAGGAGGCAATGCCTAAGAACCCTATTACTAAGAAAAAGGAAAAGCCAAAGGTAATCCACAAAGCTGATGGTAGTCTTAGTAAGCATGGGGAAAACTGGTTTGCACTACTGCGAGAACTTAAGCTACCAGATGATACCGCTGAACCTGTGAACTATGTAGATGGCTATGAGGATGGCAACCCAAACTCTACTGAGCAAGTAAAGCAATGGCTTTTTTCTCTTGGTTGGGAACCTAGAACATGGAAGTTCATACGTAACAAGAACACTGGTGAGGAGCGTAAGATTGAGCAAGTACGTAAGAATGGTCACTTATGTCCCTCTGTGCTAGAGCTAGTGTCTAGGGATAAGGCTATCGAACTGCTTGATGGTCTAACAGTCATCAGTCACCGCATAGGCGTACTCAAGGGCTTCCTGAACAACGAGAAAGACGGTAAGGTAGTGGCAGGTGCAGGAGGCTTCACTAACACTCTCAGGCTTCAGCACAGAGCGCCTGTAGTCAATCTACCGGGTGTTGAGGCTGCATATGGTGAATGGTGTCGTGGTGTTCTTGTAGCCCCGTCTGAGGATACTGTCTTGTGTGGTGCTGATGTTAGTAGCTTGGAGGATATGACTAAGAGACACTACATCAAACCACTAGACCCTGATTTTGTAAACGACATGAGTAGGGAGGGGTATGATGCTCACTTAGACTTGGCATTACACGCTGGTGCAGTAACACAAGAGGACATTGATAAGCACAATGCTGGAGAGATCAACCTCAAGAGCCTACGCAGTAAGTACAAGGCTGCTAACTATAGCTGTGTATATGGCGTAGGAGCGCCTAAGCTGGCCCGTGAGACAGGTATGAAGGAGAAGGAGGCTAAGGTACTCATAGACGCATACTGGGACCGTAACTGGGCTGTGAAGAAGGTGGCTAAGGGTCAGTACGTAAAGACCCTTAAGGATGG